AACTTGATCTCTTTAAGGTACTCTTCTCCTGTATCGATGTTTTTAACAACAAACTTGTGATCTGCTGTAACCTTCAAGGTTTTCCCATTTTCAGCCTCAACTTCATACAATTCGCTATCTTCAAATTTTTGATAAGCTTCTATGTCTTTCCAACCTTCGTGAGTCCAAACTTTACCTGCATATTGGGAATCCACTATCTCGTCAATGCGCTTCCATCCACCTTCTGTTAAGATCATTGTTGATGCTTCAAAACAATGGATAGTTTGCATCAGGGCCCCCCTTCTTCCACCTTGCGCAACTTCTCGGCAAGTGTTAGAAAATCTCTCCATAAAGACGCCAATACCATCGGTAGTCCCTGCAGCATTTGCTGTGTTCATGCCCTTGGGACGTATCGTAGAGATGTCAAAACCAACACCCCCTCTACGCTTCATGATCTGTGCTTGCTCTTGATCGGCGAATAAAATCCCTCCATAAGAATCTTGTGGAGAATCAATAACAAAACAGTTAGAAAGAGACTGCATCTTGTACTCGTTACCAATCGCCGACATGGGAGACCCCTGGGGAATAACGGCTCCCAATCCTCTAGACTCGGCGGCCAAATCATCGATTGACATCTTATCGATCTGAGCTGCGTCAAGATGACTGACGTCAGCCAAGAGACAAAAGACTTCCTTCTCAGACATCGGGTTGGGATACTTGGCCTCAACACGGGCAAATTCTTTGGCCAAACGACGATGCATGTCGGATGGTGTCAGCTCCATGAGCTTTCCAGATAAATCCTTCAGCGCGTATTTATCAACAAATACGGAAGCTGCCAATTCATCGCCATTGAAATATTTTAACGATGCCGAAAATGCTTCATCTCTTGTGTATACCATATATGCCAACCCTTAAAATGAATGAATCTAACTATCAGTGTCCTGCTGATGGAACAGTCGCTATAGTACTTTCTTTAGGTCCACTAGAAAATTCATTCTTTAGTTCTTTCCATTTTGCCCGCAAGGCCTGCTTCTGGGCCGCATCGTCATCCTGTTTTGATTCTTCCAAAGATCCAGCCTGGCCCACAATTTCAAATTTGCTCCTCGCAGTATCTATCTTCGTTGGATAGACGAGACCATCCCTCCCGGCCCTATTTTTGGCGATGAAAAGTCGACCCCATCCTGTCGCTTTCTCATGTGACTTTCTGGATATCGACAGCACAACGTCTGCCACCATCGCCTTGCCATAGGCTTCGCTCATGTTGCTAAGGTCAACGACATCACTCGTGGAGCCTTCCTTGTTGGATTGCGAAGCCGTCCAGATTGGAAAACCTTTTTCGGAAGCAAATCCTCTGAGCTCCTCGTAGATCAGCTTGAGCTCGTGACGGAGGGAATCGAACTGTCGTGTAGAACGCATAATGTCGGCATAATCTATGATGATAACATCTGGACGAAAGCCTTTGACGTCGAGGCGTTCGATGTGGGAACGAATCGTGTAGATGGTCGCAGAATTGGTCGGAAATTCCTTGATGATGAGACGACCGAGCTGCATGTCCTTGTACTTAGCAATGACTTCGTCCTTGCGATCGATGACCTGGTTGGATTCCATGTCGCACAGGTTAGAATCGTAACGAACACCGACGGCCGTCTCAGACAACTCAAAAGTATAGTGTAAAACGTTCTTACCTTGCTTCAAAGCGTTAGCGCCGAGCATTGTAAGAAAATGGCTCTTTCCAACGCCCGTTGCGGCCACAATTACGCCAATCTCCCCTGCACCTAGTCCTCCATTAAGGATGTCTTTTTTGTCCAGTTCGTCCAATCCTGTAGCAACACAATTTCGCTGAAGGCGAGTAAACCTGGCTTCATAATCGGCAAAAAAGTCGTGGCCGAGAGCTGGGGCTGTGCCGACCAAAACAGCCTTACGAATGGAATCGACAATCGATTCATACCTCTCGGCCTGCATCTGATCGACGGCACCTTCTAAGGCGCTCTTGAGAGCCTGCTTGCGACAAAAATCGAGGGACTTGTCTTTCACAAACTGTAAGTCACCTGTATCGGGATTGGCCTTCATCCGTTGTAGATAATCGATGATTTGATCTCGCAGGATGACATCTGTTCCGACCTTTAAATCTTCTCTAATAATTGTGACAAGCAATTGAAGTGTGGGAAAGACCTTATATTTCTTGGAATAAGCGAAATATCTGTCGGCAAGGAACTGAAGATATCTCAGTTCGAAATATGAAGAATCGAAAACCTCCATCATTTGTTCGGCCCACTTTGGATCCGTTAACAAGGCTTGACCAATCTTTTCTTGGAAAGATTTGCCGTACGTACCAAAGGTTACTTTCGTAGACTTATTCTCTGATTCTAACATTATTGGTCTCCGCCCCGAGTACCTATTGCCTCGGTGCAATTAAAAGAGTAAAAGAATCCTTCGACGTCAAAATCTCCGACACCTTCTTTGACGAGGGCTCTGATGAGTCCAATTCTATCAACGCGAGGAGTGAATGTATCGATGGCATATTGCACCTTGGAAATTTGGGCCGCAGACAACATGCTGCCATCCAGATGCACGAGCTGCCAATTCCTCCTGATGTCGTCTTGTTGTTCCACGATGCGGCGATAAATGGTCGACTCAGAAATATGAGATTGACAAAAATCAATGACGTCCTGCAACAATATTTCCTTGTCGTTACCTAAGAATGGCAAGCGCTTGGCGACCGTCTTGAATCCCAAGCCCTTAATGCCTGGTACGTTATCACCAGTATCGCCGCAGAGGGCCTTGGCGATCGCGAAATTAAATGTACGTATCCTGAACTCTTCGAATATCTCTTGTTCAACCACAAGCCTCTTCTTGTGCAGGCTATATATTTTTGTCTTATCGTCAAGCAGCTGATACATGTCCTTGTCTGAGGACACAATTATCTTTTCTTCGTTCCCGAAGGAACTACGACACAGGTAGGCAACCACATCGTCAGCCTCACAATCGGCAGCATAGACTTGGCAGACAGGTGCGTTCTTTAACATGCCGAGGAGGGATATCAACTGATGCTTCTTATTGTCTTCGGAATCAGGAATGTCGTCTCCGTAAAATCGGTTCAATTTCTCTGGTTTTCTGCCCAATTTATAGGCGGCGTACAATTTTCTTCGGCGCTGGGAACCACCGCCTTCCCAGGCCACGTAGACGGCCTTGGGCTGCATCTCATGCAAAATTCTGCTCAAAGTTTTCATGAAACCTACACAGCCGCCCATTTGGTAACCGTGGGAACTCATGGATGGATATGCTGCCCATGAGCGAAGAAAAAGATTTTGTCCATCAACAATCAGTATGGGTCTTTGTTCGCTCATGGGCTGTATTGATATATCCGTCAGAGGACAAAGCCTCTCAAATTAATTCAACGACCTGTGCTGCCAAAACCACCATCGCCTCGCATCGTGGCAGGCATCTCTTCCGACTTCTGGAAGATGGCTTGGAAGACTTGCAAGAATACAAGCTGGGCAATCCTATCGCCCTTTTTGACAATAAAATCTTCCTTGCCTGAGTTAAACAGGATCACCTTTATCTCCCCTGTAAAATCTTGATCAATAATTCCAGGTGCGTTTAGAACCATAACGCCATATTTGGCAGCCAAACCAGATCTGGAACAGACTTGGGCTTGGTAGCCTGAAGGCAACACCAATCTCAATCCCGTGTTGACAACTCTCCTATCGCTGGATCTTACAATACAATCTTCTGTCGAATGTAGGTCGCACCCAGCGGAACCTAAAGTCTGATACTTAGGAACTGTGCCACCCTCGGACACAATATATTTGACCCAAACAGGATTGGCCGCTTCATTAGAATTATTCATCACTTGTTCCCCCTTCTCCATCTCCCTCACCCGATGGGTCACCGCCCACCACAGTGAGAGCAGAATCTATGGTCTCGAGAAGATATGCCTTATATTTGTCGTCCTTCAATAATTCACCAAATTCCGACTTGTAGAACTTCTTCTCCAGAACAACTTCGCCAGTCTTGGAGTCGGTCACAACCAATTCCTTCCAGGCACCTTCACCATTGATGATAATTTCCTTGCCATTCCTCTTCACAGGTCCATTGGCCTTGCAGTGGGCCCTAACCTCGTCGAAGAGATATTCGTCTTCCACAATGCCTTTGCCAAAGATAATATCAAATTCACACTTGCGGAACGGAGGAGCCACCTTATTCTTCTTAATCGTGGCAATAACATGGATGCCAATGACATTGCCTGCCTTGTCTTTCACCTGTGTGCCAGAAGTCAACTTGATTCTAACAGAGGCGTGATAAGGAATAGACTTGCCACCAGGCGTCACGTCAGGATCTCCATGCATCACACCGATGGCAGTGCGCAACTGATTTAGACACAGAAGTGTCACATTGTTCTGGCCAATAACACCAGTGATCTTACGCATGCCTTTGGAGATAACCCTAGCCTGCAATCCGATCGTATTATCCTCATACTCGCCATCCAGCTCAGCCTTGGGCGATGTAGCGGCCACCGAATCCCAAACGACCAAGATTGGAACATTCTTTTCGATGATTTGCTTCGCCTTCGTGACGGTGGACTCGATGATAGAGAACACCTCTTCTGTACAGTGAGAATCGCAATAGACAAATCGTTTACGAACATCGATGCCCATGCTCGACAACTTCTGCGGGCTCGTAGCATTCTCGGTATCGACATAAACAACCAATCCACCGAGGTTCTGTACGATTTGTGAAGCATGATAGGCAAGGTGGGACTTGCCGATAGAAGGAGCCCCAGAAATTTCGATTATCCTGCCCTCGGGATAACCGCCGGCTCCCGTATTTCGAATGGCATAATCCAATTGAGTCGAACCTGTGCCGATCCATCGCTTAACGATGGTCGGAGCCTCATCTTCGGACAAGTTAAAAGCAATCTTTTGTCCAAATTCTTTGTTAAGTGCTTTGATGAGATCGCTTGTCATGTCGTCGACCTCATTTTTTCTAGAAGAAATTACAATTTCGGATTCGTTCGCTCTGTCTTTTTTAGCCATACGTGCATTATCCTTCACTCGATGATGATAGTACAAACGCCAGGAACCTTGATGATTCCTGGCGTTCGTTCACAGCTTTATTCGATTATCAAGAATCGCCCATCAGGTCGGCAAAAGCATCATCCAAGGATTGCTTCTTGACCGGCGCATCGTCGTCTGATTTTTTTGTCTTCTTTGCCACTGGCTTTTCGGGCGGGGCCGCTTTTACTTCGGCTACCAAATCATCCAAGGCATCGACAGGAGCGGGTCCACGGGTCGTCTCTTTCGAAGAGACTTCTTCTTGTGCACCGCCATTGAGCCAGTTATTAAGGACGGCCTCAATTTCTTGGGTCGACTTGAGTCGATACATATCGTCGATATTTGGCACTGAATTGAGCCACGTCTCTACCAGCTTGGAATCGTCGTGAAGCTTCGATGGTCGGCGAGCTGGATCGACGAGCGTATCGTTAAATTGTTTGCCCGGGGCTTTGGTAATTGAAACCTTGAGATCAAAGCCATCGGTCGGAGAAAGAATATCTCCAACCTCCTCGTCTAAAAAGAAGCTCAACATTCGTTGATAAACGATCTTGCCAAAAGACCACACCTGAACTCCCTTGTCTTCCTCTCCTCGAACAATGACAGGAGCATAACAACGCATCTTAGGAGCCAACTTCTTGGCTAGAAGCCTATCATCAGGTTTGCCACTGCTGTAAAGCTTGCGAATGAGGTCGTTGATTGGGTCTGGTTTGCCGAATTGATTCGGCGCCAAAATACCTGTATTTTCGCCAATATAATAGAACCAACGCTCCATAAATGGCTGACCATCCGGTGCCGCCTTCCAAGGTAGACATCGAACCTTGTGTTCTCCAAGTCCTGGTTTCCAGATTTGGACCGACGATGTCTTCTTAACGCCAGAAAGCTCTGCAACCCTACGCTTAATTGCCTCTAAATCAATTGCCATTTCCTTATTCCTCTTTCCTATTCCGATATGAGATAAAATACACCCTGCACCATACAGGATGTATCTACCCTACTTTCCGAATCCTATTATGTTCAAGAAATGAAATCAAGACCAACTTGGTTTTTTGCGCTTCTTGCGTTCACCTTTAGAAGCAGGTCCTTCAACGTCTTGACCAGATAAACCAAGCGGAGCTGTGTAACCACCACCACCGCCAAGACTACCGGCAACGGTGCTCATCTCTTCCACTTCCTCTTCCGAATCCTTGTCTTTATCCTCTTCAGGAGAGCCTTTATCTTTGTCTACATTCACAAGCTGTCCAGCGACGTGGGCATTTCTCATGGCTTCTGACACAATCAACTTGATGTAGTTACGAAGGGCTCTTGTCATGTCGGTAATTATTACTCGGCGGAGTTTTTCTCTTGCTTCGTTGAAATAATGTCGGCCTGATGGATGATGTCCAC